TCCATAGGATCCGAATGACCATATGGACCATATATTGGGTTGCCATCATATGCCCATCCAATTATTGGTGAATGTCCTGTTCCATCATCACCAAATTGTGTATTGCCATGAGCAGTTGAATATCCAACAAAGGAATAATTTAAATTATTCTTAGAATCCGATAATAATGCTGCCTTATCAATGGCATCATGTTGCTCTGCAAATCTATAATTATTTACAGTTAAATTTCTAACATTAGAATATAATTCTCCAAATTTTCCTGGAGAATCAACTTTAACAGTTGTTTTAAGTTGAGTATATCCAGTTCCAGGGTTAAGAACTTTAACATCGATAATTTTACCATCTTCTACTATAGCTCTAATTTCAGCACCATAACCATCACCTTCAACAGTAAGATCTGGTGGAGCATTATATTCTTCCCCTTGATTTTGTATATCAACGTGATATATCTTTCCATCAGAAACTATGGGCTTTAATTCTGCTAATTTTCCAGTTTTTATTGAAATTAATGGAGTTTTCTCAAAATTTAGAATTGTAGAACCATATCCAGCACCTTTTTCGTAAGCATATACTTGCTCTATAGATCCTCTTGCTACTGGAGTTACTACAATAGATTCTGTTAGAGCAATTGCAACTTTTGCATATTTTGCATCAACTTCAAGTTCAATGGGTGGATATGCAAAAACATGATATCCAGCACCTTTAGTTTGAATATCTACATATTCACCTCTAGTATAATTAGAAGATATTGTTCCACCAATACCAGCATTTGACAATCTAAACTTATTATCATCGATCTTAATAACTTTATATTGAAGACTAGTACTAAGACCTGTTGCAACAACACCACCTGAAGGATCTGCTCTTGAAGCCTCAACTGCATAAGTAACTATTTCACCACTATTAAATCCATGATTTTCATATTCAATAGAATCTTCTACAGTATTGATACCAACATAAGTATCTACTCGTAATTTTTTATTCGAATACCCAGTTCCAGGATCAATAACCTTAACAGAACGAAGATGATTTCTACCTTCATATAATCTAAACTTATGCGTTCCACTTGCATTAATAGTAGTAAATCCTACAGTATTGATACCAGAAACATAATCAGGTTCAGAAGGATATAATTTAATAGAATTACCAGTTCCTACTACACTAGTCCAATAAATTGCCCCATTTTGTAAGCAAGTATTTACTCCAGTAGCAGCTAAATTACTTCCTTTAAAAACATTAATACCCAGAGGTGGATTACCATCACTATCATAAACCAATTTTAAACCATTATCTAAATTATGAGTGGTATTGAAAACTATATTTTCTTCCGCCATATCAACGCCACCAACTAGGGCATTGGATTTAATTCTTGCATCAAAAGATATTTCTCTAAATCTCTGAGTAACAATAGGTTGCAAAACAGCACCTGAACCATTACCACCCTTTACTGTAATAGATCTAACAATATCAGTATCAAAATTTTGCTGGTCAACCTGAATTTCTTTAATATCTCCAGTAATTACTGGTTCAACTAATGCAGTAAGAGTTCCAATTCCTGGTTTGGAAATTGTAATTGTAGGTGGATTAATAATATCATAGTTTTGACCTGGCTTAAATAACGTAATTTTTGATAATGGTCCAAAATAAATTTTATCATAAGACTTATAACTGGAAACTTCTACACCATTAGACAACATTCCAATAGATCCAGGTAATGTCTTAATACCATCACCACTCATAATATTTGAATTTACTGGGAATTTCTTAAGTAATTTTTGAGATCCTATTCTTTCATCACTATGACGTTCTAATGTAAAGTTATGACTACCAGAATGAAATGGAATTTCGTCAAATTCTTCATAATCATCTGTTACAATAAAAGATTGTGAAGTATATAATCGAATTCTATTTGTATTACCTAGAGTATCCGTTAAAACTCTAACAAAATACTTAGTTCCAGATAATAACCCAGGAATGGGAATTCCAGTAGTTGATACATATCTTACTTCATCACCAGTAATAAACGGAACATCATTTGCAAAAGCTATAACACTATACTTATTAGTCTTATTACTAAATTCTTGTATTGGATTGGAGTTAGCAGTAGAAACACCTGTCTTTGAAATACTAAGATCAATACTATATGATGGTAGTGAATTAGATGCTACATAAAAATGAGTATTCTCATCATTAATATAAACATTCTGAATATCTGAAGTTAGACGATCATTCTCAACTTCTAAAGGTGTAATGCCAGCAGAAGCAGTATTTAAAGTTCTTCGTAAATCATAATACTCATTAGTAGCTGGAACAAATCCACCAGTAAGTTGAGATAAAGTAACATTTTTCTTATCTGCAGAAACAGCTGTTACTATACCAGTTGCAGTTCCCTCTCTATTTCCTCTTACTAAAATTTCAACATTATCACCCTTTTTAAGTTGTGATCTATCAACTGTAGCTGGAATAGTTGGAGTACTTTTATTAGTATTAGTATAAGGATCATCTATTTCAAATCTAGAAGATGTATTGTATATCCAAGAATTAGCAAATATCTCTGCTGAAGTTTTCTTGGTATCGGGATTTAAAATCTTTTCACCTAAATTTCTAATCCCTATTTGTTCTCCTTCAGATGTTAAAATTATATCGGTAGTAGAAGTAAAATCTGACAATACACCAGTAATTCTTAATTCAACCTTTTTACTTAAATCTCCATTTTCATATCCAAAAGCAACTTCATCAGATCTAATATTCGAAGCAGTTCTAATAGATGAAGTTATACCAGAACAACCAAAAAATTGATTAAACGATTTATCAAGATATGAAACAGTGTTTATTCCTGAAATAAACTTTCCTACTGTAGTAAATCCAACAGTAGAGTCTACTGTAACAACAGTTGAACCAATTCCTACAGCTCCAATATTTTTAGTTGCACCAGCAATTTTAAATGTTCCTTTTATTAATTCTTTTTCATTAAAACCAACAAATAGACTTACTTTATAATATACTCGTCCACCTTTAGTTGTTAAAACTTCAACTGAAGAAACAGCACCTTTAGTATCAGAGTCGGTAGATAAAGTAATAGTTTGTCCAACTAATTTATTAGGATCACCAATAATTCTTTCAGTAACTAAAATTTCTCTTCTAATAAATTCTGCTGATGATGGTTTTATTAAAAAACCCTCTAAATCAACGATTTTAGGATTAACACCATATAAAACATTGAATAATATCCTAAAAGATTCCTCTGTACCTTTAGATTGATAAAGTGATTTTGCTTCTTTTATGAAAGTACCAGCATTAACATTAGAAACAAAAGGAGTATCTTCTAATCCTGGAGTAAGAGTAAATTTTTGCTTTTTATAAAATTCTTTTAAAAATAATGAACTTAAGTTAACAACTGTAGTGTCTGTAAGTGCTGAAGCAGCGTCAGAAGTAGAAAAAACCAATTCTCCTGGGTTATTTTCAGCATGATATGAAGATATACCAGAAAATCCACGAACACATCCAGTAAAACTGTTAGTTGTTATACCAGTATAGGTAATAATTTCATCATTGATCTTAAAAAGACCATATGTTTTAGGAAATCCTTTAGTACTAGCGACATTTATCGTTGTATCTGCTGTTCCAATACCTACAGAAAGAGTTGTTCCAGTGTTAAGACGTTCTGGAGTTAAATTATCTACCTTTAAATATTGATCAAAATTATCAACGATATCAATACTTCCACCCTGATGTTCTTGGGAAGTATAATAAGATTTAAAGAATTCAAGAGTATTAGGACTTTCAGTTAATAAAAATTCGGGCAGTTGACTCTCAAGGAGCTGCTGAACATTTACTCTAGTGTCTAATCCGGTTGTTATCATATCAGTTCCTTGTTATTTCTCCGTTACTATAACTAGAAGTTACTTTAAATCCGACTCCAGATATCTGTTCACCAGAACTAATAGTATCTTTTACCATATTTATTGAACTATCAGCAATGCTAAAATCAAGATAAAGATCTTTCAATCCAATTACATCATTTGACTCTGGATATGCTTGAATTTCAATAACATCGTTTGGTTTTTGAGTTCGAGTTATATAAACTGTTGATAAATTAACTTCACCCTTAATATAGTCTACAGTTCCTGCGGATTTTGCCACAACAGTATTCAATTGAGTTGCAGCATCTAACTTAACTATAGAAATAACACCTGTTTTCTTATCTTCATTTGGAGTATCTGTTAAAAATACTTCACTAGTTTCACCATCAATGTAGAATTTAGTACTCTTAATATTCATACCTTCACTCTTAACATTAAACTCATTACCAAAACAAAGTTCATATTGAGCATATTGATCAATAAGAGCTTTTAAGTTTCTTCTTATCTTAACTCTAGTAATATTTGAGGTTATTGATCTATCAATATTATCAATAACGTTAAGAACTTTACTATACTTAAATCTGCCACCAAATTTATTAACATCAGTGGATTTAGAATAAGTGGTTAAACCTTCAGTTATTCTAGTTTTTAAATCATCAGCATTAGAGACTTCATTAGCGTTATAGTAAATATAACTCTCTAATTCAACATATAATAGCTGCAAATCTACAATTTTTTGATTAATTCCAGTAAGAGAATAGTTTTTTAGGTTGTTTAATATCTGTCCTTTGTCAAAATCGGAGATAAATTCACCATTTTTTGGTTTTATTGATATAAAAACTGTTCCAAATTGTGGTGGATCCAATTCTTCACCACCAATCACAGAAATAGACTCAGTATTTGGGTAAATTGTTGGTACAATTGCCTCATAATCTCTACTGGTCACTGCTCTATGCTGTGAAGAGTATAATCTTGGAGCAAAATACTTAATTGAGTTAATAGACTCAATATCACCACCATTAGTAGCAGAATCAATAGTAGTAATAACTGGTGTTGTTGTTAAATTTGTTAGTGTAGCATCAGAATTAGTAAAACTTCCAGCAAATGCAAAATTACTTGGGCCATTACCCGTTTTACCGTTAGTAGTAATATAATGACATGTTACTGTGTAACCATCTGGTATTTTTTTACCAAATAGTCCATCACCAAAGAAAATTTCATATTTTTCGTCCTGAACTTCCTGAAGTAGGTAAATTTCAGAATCTTTTTTAACATTTAAGATATTATCAACTTGCTTATACTCTCTACCTAGTAAATTTGGATCTAATGTCACATATACGTTTAATGTATCAGTATCAATAAAGGAATTATTCAAAATAAACTTTTGATCTAGTGATCCATCAACTTTAAATATTGTTTCTAAAAATGTTCCTTCATATACCTTTATAGGATCTGTTACACTTCCAAATACAGCTGTACTACTAGTGACGTTACCATTATT